GGCCATCCGTTATAATATTACCGGATGGCCGACCGCTTACCTTATCTATCCGTACTGCTTTATTTGAATTAAAGATGTTACTTTTATGCTATCCAATGAAGCGTAGCGTCTGGGAAGCTTAGTTATCAGTTCCAGACGTGGGGACCAAGTAGTGTATGACCACTTTATTGACTGTCAGCTTTATAAATTGAAATTAAAACATAAGTGGTCCATGTACCTTTAATTCAAAATGCCTAAGCGTGATGCTCCTTGGCGATTAACGGCGGGGACCGCCAAGATTAGCCGAACTGGCAATAATTCACGGGCTCTTATCATGGGCCCGAGTACTAGCAGGGCCTCAGCTTGGGTTAATCGCCCAATGTACAGGAAGCCCCGGATTTATCGTATGTACAGAACTCCGGATGTGCCGAAAGGTTGTGAAGGTCCCTGTAAGGTTCAATCGTTTGAACAACGACATGACGTCTCTCATGTTGGTAAGGTTATTTGTATATCCGACGTAACTCGTGGTAATGGTATTACCCATCGTGTTGGCAAACGATTCTGCGTTAAGTCTGTCTATATTCTGGGCAAAATCTGGATGGATGAAAATATTAAGTTGAAGAACCATACCAACAGTGTCATGTTTTGGTTGGTTAGGGATAGGAGACCCTACGGTACGCCTATGGATTTTGGCCAAGTCTTTAACATGTATGACAACGAGCCCAGTACCGCTACTGTGAAGAACGATCTTCGGGATCGTTATCAAGTTATGCATAGATTCTATGCTAAGGTCACTGGTGGGCAATATGCAAGCAACGAGCAAGCCTTGGTTAGGCGTTTCTGGAAGGTGAACAACCATGTTGTGTATAACCATCAAGAAGCTGGGAAATATGAGAACCACACGGAGAATGCGCTGTTATTGTATATGGCATGTACTCATGCATCTAATCCCGTGTATGCAACACTCAAAATTCGGGTCTATTTTTATGACTCGATAATGAATTAATAAAGTTTGTATATTATTTCATGATTCTCAAGTACAGCATTGACATAACGTTTGTCTGTAGCAAACGAAACAGCCCTAATTACATTGTTAACTGAAATAAGACCTAAGTTATCTAGATAAAACATGACAAGCAATTTAAATCTATTTAAGTAAATCTGCCCAGAAATCGTCGTCAACGTCGTCCAGACTTGGAAGTTGAAGTAGGCTTTGTGGAGACCCAACGCTGTCCTCATGTTGTGGTTTGCTCTGACTTGAATGTGAAATACCCGGCTGCGTGTGTACATTGGCGTCTCCACTAGCCGTATTTTGAAATATAGGGGATTTCGAAGCTCCCAGATAAAAACGCCATTCGCTGCTTGAGCTGCAGTGATGGGTACCCCGGTGCGTAAATCCATTGTTAACACAGTTAATATGTATATAAATTGAACAGCCGCAAGCGAGATCAATCCTTCTACGTCGTATCTGTCTCTTTGCAAATCTATGGCGAAGTTTGACTTCCGGTGGTGAAGATAGCTTCTTCGATGGTGACGTAGATGGCGTTTTTTTGGACCCAGTCATTGAGGCTCCTATTTTTCTCTTCGCTGAGGTAGTCTTTATAGGAAGACTGGGGGCCCGGATTGCAAAGAAAGATAGTGGGTATCCCACCTTTAATTTGAATTGGTTTGCCGTATTTGCAGTTTGATTGCCAATCCCGTTGGGCCCCCATAAACTCTTTAAAGTGCTTAACATAATGCGGAGGGATGTCATCAATGACGTTATACCATGCATTATTGGAGTAGATTTTTGGGCTGAGATCCATATGACCACATATGTAATTGTGTGGGCCGAGACTTCGGGCCCATAATGTTTTGCCTGTCCGTGAAGGACCCTCGACCACTAATGACAATGGTCTCATTGGCCGCGCAGCGGCATCACATACATTATCAGACACCCATTGTGTCATTATTGCAGGCACATTATTAAAGGACGCCTGTTGAAATGGAGGAACCCACGGTTCCGGGGGAGTTTGGAATATCCGATTAGCGTTTGACACAATGTTATGAAATTGGAGGAAGAAATGCTGAGGTTGTTCTTCCTTTATGATCTGCAGAGCTTCTTCTGCAGATGCTGAATTTAACGCCTTAGCATATGTGTCATTAGCAGACTGCTGTCCTCCTCTAGCAGATCTGCCGTCTATTTGGAATTCTCCCCATTCTACGGTATCGCCGTCTTTGTCGATGTACGTCTTGACGTCGGAGCTTGATTTAGCTCCCTGAATGTTCGGATGGAAATGTGCTGATCTGGTAGAGGATACGAGGTCAAAGAATCGGTTGTTCGTGCATTGGTATTTTCCTTCGAACTGAATAAGCACGTGCAGATGAGGTTGCCCATCTTCATGAGATTCTTTGCAAATTTTGATGTACTTCTTGTTTACCGGCGTCGAGAGGTTTTGTAGTTGAGCGAGACGCTCTTCTTTGGAAATGGAACATTGTGGATAGGTGAGGAAATAATTCTTGGCATTTAAACGAAATCGTTTAGGTAATGGCATATTTGTAATAAGAGAGGTGTACACCGATTGGAGCTCTTTAACCTGGGCTTATTGTATCGGTGTATTGGTAGCCAATATATAGTATATGGGAGTTATCTAGGATCTTCGTACACGTGAG